GAGGCACAAAGGCCCCCTTGGATTGGTGGAATTTGGCCCGCTGTCAGCGGACGATGATGCCCTTGGCGGCGAGATCCTGAATGACGTTCGCCTTGTTGGGGGCGGTGATGCCGGCAGCGTAGGTCAGGACATTGCCGTTGACCTCCGCGTTGCGCGTAATCGCCGAGATCGCGGCGCTTTCGCTCACGCCGGTCGTCGCGCCGTAAAGCGCAATCGCCGTGGCGGTTTCGCTGCCATCGGTGGCGGTCGGGTCGTGCGCGACGTATTCAACGTCGCCAGCATCGATAGCGACGGTGACGGTGAATGCATCGCCGGCCACGTTGGGCGTGCCGCCAGCGGTGACGGTGACGCGAATGCCACCGGCCGCGAAAAGCGTGCCGTGCGTGCCGTTGCCGATGGCAACGCCGTCAGGGTCTTCCCACCGCACGGTGGTCGCGGTCATGCAGACGCCGCGATAGACGCCATCCTTGGCCGCGCTGGTGAGCGGCGTTGCGTTCATGGCGATGGTCGCGTTGCCCGTGCCCCCGGCCACAACGGCCGCAACGGCTGTGGCATCAGCCACCACCGCGCGACCGCCCAGCACCGTGCCGGGCACGATGGTCTGGCTCGCGGCGATCTTGATATTCGCGCGCGAGCTAACGCCCTCGCGCATGACAAATTCGGCCGCGTGGCGACCTTCGGTGAAAACGTCGGGCATGCGGCCCTCCTATAAAAGCGTGTTGCAGAAAGGCGAATCAGTGACCGATGCGGCTGTTCTGGCGGTTGACCATCCGGTCCCACGACGCGGACGGCGACACCTTCGGCTCGCTGCCCTGCGGCGCCCCAAGCGGGGCCGGGTCTTCGGCCATGCGCGAGGCGAGGCCGGAAGCCTTCGGCGCGGCGGCAAGGATGGTCTTGGCCGCGCCCGCATCGACGCCAGCGCCGATTAGCGCGTTGGCCTGCGCCTCGCGCCCCTTGGCCTCGTCAAGGCCAAGGATGGCCTGCGCGCGCTCGCGCTCGGCGGTGGCGCCAGCGGCCTGCCCGGCCTTAAAGCCGGCGTCGTGCGCGGCCTGCACCGCCTTGTCATGGTCCGCGCGGGCGATCATGTCGTCATCCATTTTCCGAGCTCCGAATTGTGCCCGCGCGGCTCCGGGCCGGGTGGGTTTGGGGGTTGAGGTTGCAAGCCGGTTCAGCGTCTCATCAAAGCCGCCCACGCGATCAGCCAAGCCAAGCGCTATGGCGTCCGCGCCGATGAAGGTCCGTGCCTCCGTCGCGCGCGCTTGGGCGGCCGTGAGCCGCCCCCCGCGCCCTTCCGCGACCGCTTCCAGGAATCGTTCGTAAAAGGACGCGACGGATGCCTGCATGTCGGCCGATACTTCGGACGAAAGCGGCCCGAACGGGTAGCCGTCTACCTTGTGCGCGCCAGCGTGGATCAGCGTCGCGCGCAAGCCCTTCTGCGCCATCTCGGCTGACCTATCGACGTGCAGCATCACGACCCCGATTGATCCGGTTATGCTGGTCGGCGAAATCACGATTTCACTGGCCGCGCTGGCAATGCCGTAGGCGGCCGAGGCAGCAACGTCATTGACGACAGCGACGATGCGCTTTGCCTTGCCGGCGTCACGGACGGTGGACGCGAGCGAAAACATACCCGTCGCCTCGCCGCCGGGGCTGTCGATATCAAGCAGAATCGCTTTCACAGAAGGATCAGCGGCGGCGGCTTTGATCTGCGCGGCAATGCCGTCGTAACTGGTGACACCGCTATTCGCGTCCACCCATCCGCCGCGATTGACCAGCGAGCCGATGACCGGGACGATGGCAACGCCGCGATCCTGGCGGAACAGCGTCTGCCCCATGCCGTCTGGGCGAACGCGCGAGCCGACAAACGCGCTTGCGTCAGGCCCAACCGCGCCGTCGAGAGACGAGATGGACAGCGCCGCGCCACCGCGATCCGCAAGAACGGCGGCGATGGTCTCGGCCTTGCCTGGAAGAATGAGAAGCGGGCGCCCGAACAGGCGATCCGCGATGTGGATCAACGATCCTGACATGCGTCTACCCCGCGAGAATGACGTGACGGCGGCGGATGCCGGTTGATGCCGCGCACTGCGTTTCCAGTCGCGCGATTTCCGCCCGGAGGGCGGGGAGGTTCGCCGCCGTGTATTTGACGCGCCGGCTCGTGCCGTTGCCGGCGCGGAACTCGACCTCTTGCGTTTGCGTGCCGCCGAGCAACGCATAGTAGGCGGGCCGCAACGTCGCGAGCATCGCGCAGGGGTCGAACGTGTCAGACATTCGTGCCTTCCCCTTCGCCTTCCGGCGGAAGATCGTCGTCTTCCACGTCTGCCGTGTCTTCCGCGCCGGTATCCGCGCCCGGCTGCGCCTGCCCAGGCATGGCGACAATCGGTTCCGCAATGCCAAGCCGGCGGCGCATCGCCTTCTCGCGGGCCAACTCGCCGGTCGTCTCTTCGTAATCCGTGCCGATATCGCCGGAAATCTGCGACGCACTGACGATGCCCATCGCGTAAAGAATCTGGTGCGACTTCGCCGCCTTCAAATCGTCCGCGATTGGCTTGGGCGTCCCGCGCCATTCGGCCCGGCATGCCTCGGCGCGCTGGGCAAGAAAGCGATCCATGCCGCCGGGGAAGTTAATCCAGCCCCGGTCAATCTCTTCCTCAAGCCAAGCCTCGTAAGCGGCCTGGCAGAACGGCGCGACGATGTTCTGGCGGCGGTAGGCGACAATGCGGAATATCTCATCCGACGCCATGCGCACGGACGAAAACGTGACGCCGGCATAGTCGCCCGTCATGCCTTCGTAAGTGATGCCGATGGCGCGGGCCATCTCGCGCAACAGGACCGTCGCGAACTCTTTGTAGTTGCTGTTCGGCGTTTTCGCGCCGTGAAAGTCTAGTTTCTGGCCGGGGAACAGGTGAGCGATGCGCCCCGCCACCCCGACATTGATGTGCGCCTTGTCGTACCAGCCCGATTGCGCCTCAAACCAAGCATCGTATGGCGTCATGCCGCCCGTGCCGGCCTGCGCTTTTTCCTGCGGCGTCAGCAGGGCGTCCATCGTTTCTTCGGTCGGGCTGTCGCTCGTCACCGACGCCGCAAACACCGCCTGGATAATCGACGCCATCAGCGTCGCGTTCGCAAGCTGGTCAAACTGCCGCGCCACGGCCAGGGCGGGCACCATGGGCGAGACGCCCCGCACCTGCCCCACCATGCCATCGAAGGCATGCACCACCCTCTGGCGCCCGTAGCGATCCCGCGCGCGCACCGCAATTTCAGTGTCGCCCATGAACCTGTCCGGGCGCTTGATCAGGTAGCCAATCGGCAGGCCGTCCGCATCCTGAAAGACACCCTGCGCGAGGTTGTTCATCGGATCGCTAGTCTGGCTCAACCGCCACGCCTCAATGAGCCGGACCTTCGTGCCCCACGTCCCGCCCGCGCGCTCGCGCCACGGCAGTTCCGCCAGCCCTTCGCCGAACGCGAAGAACGACATGAGCCATGCCGCCTGCATCTGCGCGAAGTTTCTGCGCCCCTCAATATCGCACTCGTAAGGCCGCGAGGCCCACGAGCGAAAGCGCCGCTCGATCTGTTGCGCCAGGGCCGCGCCCTGTTCCTCGGTAATGCCGAGGGCCTCGTGATCCGGCTGGGCATTAAGCCGCAGGCCGTTGCCCACCGTGTTGACGGTGGCCTGGTGCAGCGCACCGGAAATCCAGCCGACGTTCTGGATCAGATCCATCGCCCGTCCGGCGGCGGGCAGCCATGCGCTCTGAATGTCGGTCTGGACAGGCCGCAGCGCGGGCGTCCATCCCGCCATCGTCATCGTGCGCGATCCGCGCATGTATTCCGACCGGACGCGCGGCGGCCCCGCCGGCATCATCGGGCGGCCGAAGCTATCGAGTATCGCCATGGCGCAACCTACCTATTCATGCGGCTCGCCATTCCGCCGAAGCGCTCCCTAAGCGCCGCGCGGGCTGTCGGCGGGGCGGCAACCGGAGGGGCCACGGGTTTGGGGTCGTCGCCGAGATCAACGGCGGGGAAAGGATCGTCGGACGGGTCAGGGCCGGCGGGCGGGGCTTCTCTCGCCGTTCCTGGACCGCCGCCATCGTCCCGCATCGTCCCCTCGGGGATCGTCTGCACGCCAAGCTGATACGCCGCCGCCGCCGCCATGGCCTCGCAATCGAGGATATGATTCGCCCCGCGCTTCACCCAAACCGGCTTGCCCGTCTCAGGGTTGCGCGT